TATTGCTTCATTTGGACTATTGCTGGCAATTTTTCTAAAAAAGTTTTCTGAACATCTTGCTAAAGCTTTTGCACCAATATTTATAACATAAAATTCCCTTTTAGAACCATATTGAGATTTAATACAAATGTCAGCCATTACATTTCCATTTTCTTTAGTAATAAAATAATTTGCTAAACTAACAGTTGTTTCTAATTCTCTATTTTCTAAAATTTTATCTAAAACAGTTTCAATAACTCTTTGTCTTGGTTTTTTTGGATTATAATAATTTGATTTTGTATTATAACAAAATAAACTTATATCTTTAATTTCAGTTTCACTTAAATCTCTACCAGTATATTGTTTTGTTTTTTGAACATATTTATCAATTTGTCTTTTAGAAATTTTTGTAGTTGAATAAACATCTCTTTCCAAATCACTTATTACTGCTTTTGTACTTATTAATTCTGATAACGGCTCATCATTTATTTCATGAATAAATTTTGGAATGTTTGGTTTTTCTAACATTAATGTGTGTTGAGTTGATTTATAAATAACTGCTGATGAAAATCCTATTTTAGTTGGATATGATAAATAATCTCTAATTTCTTTTTTTGTGATAACATTACCTTTTTTTATAAATAAAGGTAAGGAATCATATTCTTCTTGAAATTCAATTATAGTTTTTAATGCTTTAATTTGTTCATGGAAGATATTAGATGGTTCTTTTAAAGTATGAACATAAACAAAAGCTTCATCTAATAACTCATGAATATCTAAAATTTTGTAATCACCCCATAATGAAGGTAAATTAATTTCACCACCAAGAGAATCTTTTGTTCTTAAACCACTTGTATATTCAGCAGCCTTCAATTTAATATTTGTTAAATTTGCATTTTTAAAAATTTCAGGTAATTTTGTTAATAACCTATTAACAATCCAACATTCTAATGCATTACCATAAGGTGGTCCAAATTTTTCAATTAATAATTTATTTATATTTGTGTGTGTTGCAAAAGAAGAAATATAAGCATATCTAGAATCAACTAATAACTCTGCAATTTTTTGATTGGTACAAAGAGATATTAATACTCTGTAGGAAAATATGTATTCATATTTGTTTGGAATTAAACATGTTTCAATCATTGATGTTGACATCAAACTATTCATTGTGCTTGATAAAACACTATAAAAAGAATCCTTCATATGCGTTAATTTAAAAGTTGGTAATCTTCTCCAATTTGAACAAACCAGATAACAATCTTTATCATATTCAAATATTTCAACTTTACCAAATATAGTTTGATAAAATTCTGGATCTTTAGTAATACAAACCCACATAAATGGTTTACCATTTTCGGATAATAAATTATTATAACACCCTGCTATTATATAAAAACAATTTGGTATACCTGCATTAAAAAATGAAAATGTACCTTCTTTTGTATTTAATAGAGTAAAATGTAATAATTGTTGAACAATATCATGTGATTTTCTTAAATAATAATAGGCTCTTGTTTCTTTTAATTTGTTAAAATATGGCATATAAGAATCAACCATTTCTTTCTTTAATGTTTGGGCATAAGGATGATCAAAAGTTTCATAATATTTAAAAATATCATCATGTTTGAAATCATTTTCATATTTTTCACTTAATTTATTCAAGAAACTATCAACCTTAACATAAGATTCAAATTCACAAGTATCATTTGGTGTCCATTTATTTATGTTTGGTTGATTTTTGAAAGAATGAATAGCAGTTTTTTTCCACATGTTTTGAAAATTTGAACTTTGTTGTAATGGGTATAATTTTATTGTTTTTGTTCTAACAAAATTTGGTTTTTTTGTGTAATCATCATCCACAATTTTATTATCATAAAGAAATTGATAAAAACTGTAATTCTGAATCTCAAAATTTTGGTTCGGAAATAATTTTTGATATTCATCTAATTCTAGTAATAAAACTTCAAAAACTTCAGAACTTGTTGTTTTAGAAATATTAAAAAGTCTCTTTGTATTTTTTTGTAATTTAATTGTTTTTCTTTTTTCTTCTGGAATTTTTAACCATTTATTTAATAAATATAAATGTTTATATCTTTTAAATAATGTTTTAATATTTTTATCATTATAGGTTAAATTATCATTATTAAAAATTTCAACTAATTTTTC